CAAACATGAAGAAAGTATACCGCCCTAGAAGCCCCCCGACGATCACAAATGCTATGTCGGCAGGGTATGGAAAAGATAGCTCGTTTGGAACGAAACGTATCTTCCATAATAGGTCTGCGGCTGAGAAGAAGCAGCCGTCACTTGTAGATTTGTCAACTAGATCTGCATCTGTTCCTATTATCAAGCTCATTGCCATATTAAAGGGCAAATTACCAGAGCTTCTGCCCAAAAAGGGCACCTGGACAATAGTTGAGAGCATCATCACCGTGATTGTGGCTCACCGATCCAGACGTAAAGTCTGGTTCTCAAGCCGTGATTGGGATGGTATGCTCAAGAGTTTGGTTGTTATGGTTCAAAATGTGGCCTCCTTTGAGGACCTTGATAACCGAGAGCAAACGTTCGTAAAATATTGGAACGATTTATTGCTACACAAACTCTTTCGATCACAGAACGCGCCGCCTGAGAGGCACGGATGGATTGACAAACCCTTGTATGTGGGGTGGTTAAATCTATTTGTTCGGAGGCGCCTTGCAAAGCGAGACAGTATGCTGTTTTATTCACTACAAAAGGGAATAAAACCCATGTGGCCTCATCTCAATTTCGAGAGAAGAGTCGACACATATAATAAGCATTCAGCTCAAATGCAAGCACCAGAAGGTGAGATTCCAGAAGATCTGTATCAGATGATTGTTAATACATCGTCAACGATTTTCAATGAAGGAGTCCCATCACGATCCGATAAGATACTACCAAGTTGGAGTTCAGCAATCCAAGCTACCCGCGAAAACGGGGGAGCGCGATCACTGTACAACCCTTACTTGTTACCCACAGAGAGTTCCCAAGAAAATGAAAATATGGGAGTCCTTGGTGTATTGCCTTACGTGAATTTACATTTTAACTTATTCCGTCAAAAAACATTCGACCAAGCATATGAGGAAGCTATGAAGCAATCCCAAAAGCTTGAGAAGTTTACTACGGACGATTCACGAGGGGAAGGTCTTATCTACTGCGCGAGTAAGGCAAATGAAGTTCGTATAGTCATTTTAGACGAGCCTAGCAAACACCGTACGGTGTCAGTGGGAGACGGATATATGTATACCGCTCTACAACCACTGCAAGGCCATCTTTTGTCCTGTTGGAAAACTCAAAAGGAGTCTACCATGCTGGACGAAGACTTAACAGAACGAATTGCCAAGATAAACGCAGAAACACCTGACGATTGGTTGTGGTACTCAGTAGATTATGAGAGTGCCACTAATCTTCTTCTCCGTTGTACGACAATGGCCTGCCTTGAAGGCTTACGGAAGCACCCGCTGCATCACTTAGCAGCCAGGTCCTTCGGCCCAAATATATGTCGGTACAACGGGTTGATGGATGCAAACAAGAAGTTACTTCGCGAGCCACAGACGGTATTAGGTACGGGTGCCCAGCTTATGGGACACCCCTTATCTTTTCCGTTGCTCTGCGTGACGAACCTTGCTTGCTATAGGACAGCGATTGAAAGATGGCAACTGCTCTCAAGAGAGAACAACCGCCTCGGGAAAAAGATGTGGAATAGGGCCATAATAAATGGAGATGATTTAGTCTTCAAAGCCCCAATCTCTTTCTTT